TTTGTAAACATATTTTGCCACATTTTAAGCCACAATCCGAATCTTACAAATCGGCTTGTGCAAATAAATTTGCCAAAAATGTTGAAGCCAAGAAACGCGAATTACAAAAACGCGCTCTTGCAAAAATGTCCAAAAAAGAAAAACAGAAATACGCGAAATCATTGCGAAAGTATAAGCCCCAAGTTGGGGTACTTTCACCTTTGTATCTGAAGTTATCTTCTCATGTTACCGAGAAGTTATCTGATCAGATGTTAGATAAAGTTGAAGGTCTTATAGCTTTGTATTTTGCACTAGCTGAATGCGTTTCCAAGAAGCAATTCATAAGCGTTGCAGTATTGTATGCCAAAACTCATTGTTCGAGATCTTTGGTAGGTTACATATCTGTTATTGCTGATGATTTGTTTAAAGATATGACCCCTCAAGGTAGTAAAACACCTGAGTGGTTAAATCTTATGACAACTAGTTTGACTAATTGGAAACTTGTATGTTGTAATCCAGGTTTTAAGAAAGTATCACGAGTTTTATCAATGATGGTAACTCTTGGTATTTTTACAAAAGACCTATCTTGCAATGTTAAAGGCGTAGAAATATTCGCCATCGGAGCGATGGAAAAACAATTGACAGCGGTTGATCTTATTGATGCCGTTATCGAAACTATTGTTTTCTTCGCCGAAGGCGCATACAGATGTTTTGACGAAGGATCTTTCAATCCTTTGTTGTATAACTCTTCAGCTATGGCCAAGACCGAAAAACGATATGTCGAGATGCTTTCCTTGTGGGAGTATGCTCGAAATGGTAATTTGAGCCGCTTTGCTTCTATTTCCGAATCTGAGTTTGATGCTGATTTAGCAAAACTCGTACGAGATTTGGAGGAGATGTATAAGCAGGCTTCACCTGGTATCGAAAAGAAGGTCTTGTGTGATCGTTGGCGTGAAATGGCTAAAATTCAAACAGAATTTGAGTCATCTCGTGTTCGCGGAGGATTACGCATGGCCCCTTACTGTTTTAAAGTTTTTGGCGAGTCTTCTGTAGGCAAATCCACATTTACCGATGTGGTTATGTCTACTATTTTGAAGGCGAACAAATTTCCTTCCAGTGATGAGTACATTATCACATTAAATCCTGATGATAAACATATGTCCAATATGAGATCTTACGTCACCGGTATCAAAATCGATGATTACGGAAACTCTAAATTGGACTTTGTAGACATAGCCCCTTCCGATTGGTTGGTTCAGTTGTGTAACAATATTAAGCGATATGCTATCATGGCAGATCTTGCCAACAAAGGCAAGGTTTCTCTTGAACCAGCGTGCGTTTCAATTACTACAAATGTTGAGGATTTATTGGCTCATCAAGTTTCGAACGAACCTGTTTCTATTGGTCGACGTGCACATGTGCATGTTGATATTAAAGTGAAAGAGGAATTTCGTTTGATGGATGAAGAAGGCAAACCTACTCATATGTTAGATCCAAACAAGGTGTTTGAGCGTTACGGCGATTCCACAGATATACAAGACCTGTGGCTTGTTACTGTACGTGTCATGCGCATTATTCCATCTCAGATGCAAGGCAAACGTGTACCTCCTACTTTCGAATTTGAAAATCTGGAAGGTATGACAAATGTCTCAATCTTTAAATTTTTGGAATACGTGTTGACCAAGTCGAAAAAACATTTCGCTGTGCAAGATGCTTTGGTAAAGCAACAGACAAATTTGACGGATAAGATTCCATGGTGTAAAACCTGTAATCAACCTTCTCAAGTTTGTGAGTGCAAGCCCGCATTCGAGCCCCATTTCGGTATTCAATTGGCGCATACCATGAAGAAATACTCAGATAAGTGGACTCTTGTTGCTGAGCGTAAAACTAGATTCTTTGCTTCGAATATTGAGGATGTCACTAATAAGCACCTCATTACGATGCTAGATTGGTTTGAAACTTCGAGTTTTGCAGTTTGGACAAATTACGTGCCTGATTCTTTGATACAAAATCCTTGGATGCGTGCTGTAATCATGTTTTTTAATGCAGATATCATTGAAGTGCGAATTCGAGATGCTGTCCGGAACTACTGGATAGTTATTAGTGTTATTACGTGCTTTGTTGGGTCATTTTCGTATACCTTGGCTGGTATTCTATTCATAGCCATGGGTTTTTCCTTTATATCTTACTACGCTACAATTGTAGAAGGTGTGAAGGAAACGTATTACGCTGAAGTTAAAAAACGGCGTGATATTATGCCTGACCTATTTGTTAAAGTTCGTGAGAATCACATGAAATATGTTTGTGGAGCAATAGCTGGTTTCTCTGTAATCTGGGGAGTTGTTAAAACTGTCCAGGCTTTTCGAGCAATGACCACCATTCAGGGGGTTTTGCAACCGAAGA